TTGACATGGACGCTTACGCCGATCAGGCGCTGGCATTCATGTTACCACGGCTCAACGAGGGACTATCACTAGTCAACTTCGTTCTTGAGTTAAAAGACCTCAAGCGCATGGACCCGCGTGGAACGTTCTCGCGTCTTAAGCATCGCCACCTGGCGATACGAGACTTGTCGAATAAGCGAGTACGTAATAAGTTCGTAAAAGAACTTGCTACTAGGCTCAATTCGGCCGCGTTGAACGCTACATTCGGGATTAACCCGTTCGTCGCAGATATCGTTCAGATATTCGACGATTTGGCATCTCTGGCCCAACGGCTGGAGGTACTAAAGAAGTACGCCAACCAACCTCAGCAGCGACACTATAAACGTGTCATACCGGAATCACCGGGAATGCCGAGTTCCAAGGACTGGAGAGTAGGCAATTCGACCATAACTTGGCCGCCTGCCCTCGCTTCAGATAACTTGGATAACGGAGGTACCCGTCGGAGCATAGATGTTAAGTCTTGCTGCCGATGGATAAAGCGCCCCGTTTATCATGCTACGATGAGGTATTATTATACCTTGCCGGAAGTGGATAGTAAACTAGAAAAGGTGTATGCGTATTTAGACACGCTGGGAGTCCGTCTGGACCCCAGTATTGTTTGGAACGCTATACCTTTCTCCTTTGTCGTCGACTGGGTTGTCGACGTCTCAGGTTTCCTTGGTTCTTTTGCCAGGGACAACTATCCAATCAACGTAGTTCTCCAGGACTTCTGCCACTCTTATAGCTGGCATAAAGAAGCGGAGACGTTCGTGAGCTATACTGCTGACCTAGCCTCAGGGCTAAATCCACCGGTAATACTGGACGGGTATCCTACTCGTCCAGGGTGGAGGTCAGTTTACTATGGCACACGCCGATCATACTCCCGTGTCAGGGCCTTCCCTGAAATCCACACGGCACGCATAAAGGGTCCGTCACTAAGGGCAGCAGCGCTTTCGCTGTCCCTTCTCTTGACCAAGACCTCTTATGGAAGAGCAAACAAGTACCAACGCGATTTAAGCTCCACCTTCCTGAAAGTAAAACCTCAGAAGGGTAAAGTGTATCGCTAATTGGTCCGCTTGCACCAGTGTTATTGAGAAAGGCCGCCCGCATTTGCGAGTCGGAATTTCCTTAACTCATGTTCTCATTGGTGACGCCTAAACAACACAAAATCTAACATTAAGCTAGACTCCATGCTATCCTCAGACTTAACCGTGGTTGATAACCACGCCACTATCACGCTTCCGGGCCTTTTGGGCTCGAAAGTCTACGCGCAGATTTCTGCGCCAGGCGGAACCAGTATCGTGCGGCGAATTGCGGCGACATCCGGTACGACACAGCAGACCCTTACCATAGGGCACCTGCTGTCGAAGACCGGCTTTAACGCCCGCATCCGCACGTTGGTGAAACACGAATACAAATGCATTAACGCCGACACGTCATTGACGGGCGGAGTGGTGCCGTATTCGTATAACCAATGGACTCAAGATCGGCCCGTCCTCTCCGGAGGGCTGATTACTGATGCCATTCTGACAAACAACATGAGCGCTCTGATGGACGTCCTTTTGACGTCGGGTCAGTTCGCGAAGTTGCTGAACCAAGAGGCTTAATACGCCTCAATTCGTCCCTCCCCACCCTCAGAGAATCCCTTGTTGGGCTCTTCAACGGGGGTGGGAACAGGGGGACGATGGTGTTCCGATGTGTAGTCTGACCTTCTGGGTCACGAGGAATAGCACGCTAGATCTGGCTGGACAGTATACCATAGTAAATACCATGGACACTAATAACAGCCATCCCTGTGAGTGGGATGACGATAACGCCATCCCATTCTACTTGGGACTAATCGGTGCCGCTCTTCGTGATGCGGCAATCACCTGCAACCAAACAGACGTCGAGCTTCAGCGCGACTTGCTAGAGATAGCACGTCGCACTGAGTGTGAGGGAATGGCGTTCTTGACAAGAACGTTACCCTCCTTGGCAAAAGCCCTTGATCAGGCTCTAGCCAATGACACTAATCTAGAAATTACGGGCTTCAAAACCCGCAAGGACTCCAAGGTGCCTCTCTTTATGGGAAGCTACTTTGCGTTAGTGTTTGACGATGAAGGTGGGGAACGCAGTGATGCGTCCCCGCAGGCGGTACTATGCATAAGACAGGTTCTGTACTTGTTTTACAAGCTGAACCTACCACCAACCGAGGAACAACAAAATGAAGTCATTCAATTGTTCATCACTACTGACCTGTGCCTTAGTTTCACAACTAAGACACTTGACCCAGTCCAAACCTGGATCCTCCGTAACGCTCGAACTCTCATTTGTAGAGTGTTGGGCGGGACAGATCCATTGGAAGACGGGGGGTTTAACCCTCGTCACGGGCCAGGCGCAGTTGCTACGGGAGAGGCGGCTAATGAAAAGCCCATCTTTAGGAGATATTATCGAGCTCTTGCTCGTGTGTTTCCTTATGATCGGTATTTTTACTATAGCCTGTCTCACTTATGTGACGACCTGGATACGTATATGGCCATGGAAGAATTAGAGGACGGCGCTGCGAAAGTGGTGCTTGTCCCGAAAGACTCCCGTGGGCCTCGGTTAATATCTTGTGAACCTCTAGAGTACCAATGGATACAACAGGGACTAATGCGCAATATGGTGAAAACCATTGAGGCGCACCCCTTGACCAAAGGCTTTGTCAATTTTACCTCACAAGAGGTGAATCGGCAACTCGCTCTAGAGTCCTCCTTGTCAGGGAGGAACGTCACGTTAGATATGAAGGAAGCAAGTGATCGCGTCAGTCGAGAGCTCGTCAAAGCGCTCTTCCCTGATGTGTGGTTTCGTGCGTTAGACGCTGCGAGATCACCTTTCACCCAACTCCCGGATGGGACAGTATTGCCCCTTAAGAAGTTCGCCCCGATGGGATCAGCTTGCTGTTTCCCGGTTGAGGCGCTCATATTCTGGGCTCTTACTGTGTCATGTATAGCGTACACCAAAAGCTGTGGGGCTTCCAGGAGGGAAGCCCGTAAATCGGTTTTCGTGTACGGTGATGACATCATATTACGCAGAGAAGACCTTTCTGCCGTAATACATAGCTTAGACGTTTTTGACTTAAAGTTCAATTCCTCTAAGTGTTGTGTAGGCCGTTCCTTCAGGGAATCGTGCGGGATGGATGCCTTCAGAGGCTCCAATGTCACCCCTCTCAAAGTGAGAGCTACATGGTCGTCAGCATTAGCTGGTATGGACTACGTTTCTTGGGTTGCGTATCACAACGCATTCAATGAGCGTGGCTTCTTCGAAACGTGCGATTATCTTGCTGGTAAGATCCAGCAGATAAGATTGACACCTTATTCTGACCGTCAAGGCTCAGAGGTGATCGCGCTAGTCGACTGCCGGAAAACGGCGATTCATGCTAATCGTGAGTTGGGCGTAAGGTCTCGGGTTCACTCTCCAAGTGATCCCCGAAAACCTTCGTACCAAGTTCTCGAAGTTAAGGCATGGGTCGTCCGCGCACGTGTCCTCAAAGACACCGGCGTTCCGGGTTGGGCAGAGATGCAACGAGTTGCATCTTTCTCGTGCACGGGTTCCAGCAATGCTGAAGAACTCGAGTATGAGCAGTGGCTGCAAAGCCGACTGAGTCTAGCCCCAGTACCACCTCTCAGTTCTAACGAAGCGATGCGAATCGCCCGTGAAGCTGATGTGGTATCTGTTACGGCGTACCAG